AAATGACAGTATCGTTGTTTGCATTGCCGGGCACTTTGGGGGAGCAAGCGCATCACAATTTTCTCGACCCGCTGGTTACACCCCTATTTTTCGCACATCACAACTAGTCAATTCTCCAGACCCTTATGTCTGCATATCTAACGGGCGTAAGCTCAGGGTCTTATACATCTGGGACTGTATCGCTGAGCGCGACAGGTAAGGCATTTCTAATAGGATTGAGGCCGGTATAATGTTTATTAAAGTAACTGATGGCACCGCTGTTGCATATTCAGAGCGTGAACTAAGGCAAGACAACCCAAACGTCAGCTTTCCATTGGTATTGACGGAAGACGTCCTTGCCGATTTTGACGTTTATGAGGCGCAGGAAGTTAGCGAGCCGTATGATGATGTTTTGTATGTGGGGGTAAAATCTTACGTCTTAGATGACGGGGCGTGGAAGCAAGTATGGTCGCTTTCTCCAAGACCAGAAGCGGAAGCGAAAGCGCGATCTCAAGCAAAAATTACAGCACAAGTCCAAGAGACGCTTGATGTGTTTGCTCAAACAAAAAACTACAGAGATATGTTTAGCGCGGTTGGATATGCTAGCTCTACTAGCGCAAAATTTGCAGAAGAAGCGGCTAGGTGTATCGCTCTTCGGGATCAAACATGGCTGAAGTGTTATGAGATTCTTGAAGAAGTAGAAAATGGAGCTAGGCCGATACCGAGCAGCATTGACGATATTGTGTCAGAGTTGCCAGACTTAACTTGGAGCTAAGATGCCTCTCGTTAGCCTTGATATACCACCTGGAATCTATCGTCACGGAACGGATTTAGATGCCAAAAATCGGTGGCACGATTCCAATTTAGTTCGATGGAAAAACAATTCTTTGCGCCCTATCGGTGGCTGGGAATCATACGTCAACAGTTCTGGGACTGCCATTCAAATCACCGACGGCTCTGGCACTCAAACAATAGCCAGAGGAGCCGTTTCTTGGGTTACTAACTCAAGCGCAATTTACCTAGCGACAGGGACTTACAATAAGTTATTTGCCATTCAAGCAGATGGCACAATTTTAGATATAACACCAGGAGGACTTACTGCGGGCTTAATTGATGCAGGTGAGAACCTTGGTTATGGCGGAAAGTCTTACGGTTATGGCACCTATGGGACGGGTCGGACATCGGACGGCGCAACAGTTGGGGCAACGGTTTGGACGTTGGACAACTGGGGAGAGTATTTAGTTGGTTGCTCTACCGCAGACGGCGCTATTTACGAGTGGCAATTAGGTGCTGGCACCCCTGCCGCAGTTGTAGCGAACGCGCCAACTGGAAATCAGGCGATCGTAGTCACAGCAGAGCGTTTTTTATTTGCTCTTGGCGCATCAGGAAATCCCAGAAAGGTGTCGTGGTGCGACAAAGAGGACAACACCACATGGACGCCATTAGCCACTAACGAGGCTGGAGACATAGAGCTAGCAACAAACGGACGCATTCTTGCTGGGGCAAGGGTAAGGGGCAGAACCCTTATTTTAACGTCAACGGACGCCCATATAGCGATTTACAATGGCCCGCCTACAGTTTACGGATTTGAAAGGGTTGGCACCGGATGCGGATTAATTGCGCCACAAGCAGTTGCTAGCATTGATGATGGTGCGTTTTGGATGGGTGCTAACGCCTTCTATGTTTATGATGGATCAACCGCAAAAGAAATCCAGTGTGATGTCTTAGATCATGTTTTTGATGATATTAACAGGTCTCAAGCGAATAAGGTTTGGGCGGTTTCAAACCAAAAAAGCGGAGAGGTGTGGTGGTTTTACCCTTCAGCATCATCTAGTGAGCCAAACAAATATGCTGCTTATGACTACAAGCGAGGTTATTGGCTGATAGGAGAAATCACAAGGACAGCAGGAGTTGATGCTGGGGTTTATTCATACCCTGTGTGGATTGAAAACACTGGGTACTTGTATTATCACGAAAGAGGTCTGTCTCATGGCGGTGTTTCACCATTTGCCGAAACTGGCCCTATTATGATTCAGACCGGCGGCAATGTGGTAAAGGCAACCAATTTGATTCCCGATGAGGAAACGCTAGGGGACGTTTCTTTAACTTTTAAGACAAGATTTTATCCTACTGACACAGAATATACTTACGGCCCTTTTTCAACATCAAACCCCACAAGCGTTCGCTTTACGGGTCGTCAAATCCGCATGAGGATAAATGGAAGTGACTTAAAAGATTGGCGAGTTGGATCTATGAGGCTAGACATTCAGCCTGGGGGTAAAAGGTGAGCGTTGGAGAAAGACCCCCGCCGCCTTCTGGGGATAAATGGAAGCCTTATGCCGAAAGGCTTTCTGACTATTTGGTAAGAATAAGGTCTCGACTAGCCTTTCTGTCTCCAAATGAGTCCGCGTTTGATGATGGTGTGATTTTATGGAGTCCTACCGGATATCCTGTAGTATCAAAAAATGGCGAGTATCGCCAAATTGTATTGGCTGACGGTTATGGATTTTTCTACAACAACTCAAGCATTGCTCTTACGGCCAACACCGCAACGCCCATAACATATACGGCTGACGCAAATAACGAGTCTTTACCAATATCTGGCTCAGAAATTACTTTTGAAGAGAGCGGCAAATACTTAATTTCGTTTTCCGCAGAAATATCGTCATCGTCTAGCAGTACGGTCAATTTTGCTTTTTGGCCTAGACTAAATGGATCAAATGTTGCAAACAGCACGATGAGAAACGCGCTACATCAAAATAATTCTACCTTGGTTGTGTCGCGGACTGCATTGTTTTCACTTTCGTCGGGAGATGTGCTTCAGGCGATGACAGCCTCGGATAGCTCTTCAGGATCATTATCAGCAACGACATCTGCAATAGCGGGTGAGCCAGCATCGCCATCTTCAACGATCAGCATAATGAGAATTAGTCAATAACGAGTGATATAATGAGTATTGATGAAGAAATGGAAAGATGTCGTGAATGGATTGAGGCGGCTTTGGACTGTGGTGGCAACACTCACGATTTTTATGATGTGCTGGAAAATGTTAAAGCTGGTTTAATGCAGTTTTGGCCCGCCGAAGACGCCTGCGCGGTCACAGAGATTGTTTCATACCCCAAAAAAAAGGTGTTACATATTTTTCTTGCAGGCGGAAACATGGAAACTATCATCTCAATGAACGATTCTGCGGAGCAGTTTGCAATGCTAAATGAGTGTTCTGGGATGAGTATTGCAGGCCGAAAAGGGTGGAAAAAAGTCTTGCAGGATAAAGGCTACAAAGAAGCGTTTACAACATTAGGGAAGGACTTGATATGAGTGGCGGAAAAGGCGGCAGTCAAACGTCTAGCGTAGAGATACCAGCTTGGGCGGAGACAGCTATGCAGGAAAACTTACAGCGAGCTAGGCAAGCGGCTCAAATTGGGTATCAACCTTATTACGGCCCTGACGTGGCGGCCTTTACTCCGATGCAAGAGGCAGGAATGCAAAGTTCTTATGATGCTGCTGCCGCTTACGGACTAGTTCCGCAGGGGGGGAGCGCCATGGCTGGAGTGCCTCAAGCCCAAGAATTTGCCGGAGGCGTGAGGGGTTATTCATCTGGTGATTTATTTGAGCAAGCTAGGGCGGAGTTTGAGGCTAGAAACCCTAAACAAGCGCAACAATATAATCAGCTTTTTGTTCCTTACGGAACCGCAGAAAGCAGCCCAAATCAAAATGTAATCACCCTGCCAGACGGAACAACTATCCCTTTTTCTGGGGGCGGCACACCAATCAATCCTTTTAATTTTAATTTTAGTTAAGCAGGTATTCTTATGTCACAACCAGGATCAGGCCAGCCAATGATGGCGACGCCAGGAAGTGCTAACCCAGAAGCAGGATTTTCACAGCCGTTTTCAGCTTCAAATCGTTTTAACCAGCTAGCGGGCGGATCAAATAGAATGCGCTCTGGCGCTGGAAAAGGTGGCGGTCAAGTGCAAACAGCCCCATCTGGGCCTGCAACCCCTATGTCAAATCAGCCTCCAAATATGTTTAATCAAGCATCGCAAGCAATTCAGTCGGGAATGGCTGGCGCATATGGAGAAATGGGATATCAGCCGATGATGGTAGACCCAAACATGGGGATGGGTACAGGCCAGTCTGTAGGCCAAGAGCAGATCAGTCAGTTTTTTAATCCCTACGAGAGCCAGGTTGTTGAAAGTGTAATGTCTGACATTGAGCGAGCCAGACTAATGCAGGCCAATCAGTTGGGTGCTCAAACGCAGTCGGCAGGTGCTTTTGGCGGATCTCGGCATGGAATTATGGAGTCCGAGTTAGGTAGAAATGCCTTAGATCAAATGGCTCGATCTGCTGCCAATTTGCGGTTGCAGGGCTATAGCCAAGCTCTTGGCGCGGCGCAAAGTGAGGCAGACAGGCTTCAGCAGGCTCAGCAATTTGGTGCCGGGCAGGGCTTGCAGGCAAATCAAGCTGCTGGTCTCGCCGGTTCGGGGCAACGCTTAGCGGCGGGGCAGCAACTAGCGAATATCGGCAATATGGGATTTGGTCAGGCGCAAAGCGTTCAGGCCAATATGCAGCAACAAGGATTAATGCAACAAGCGCTGCAGCAACAGCTTATGGACGCATCAAGAAACCAGTATGCCGGATACTCCCAATTCCCCGGTCAAAGTCTTGGATATTACGCGCAAGCATTAGGGGCCACTCAGATACCTCAAAGCCAAACCACATCTCGTCAGCCTGGGCTGTTTGATTATCTTAGCCTCGGCCTTTCGGCGGTATCTGATATTCAGTTAAAAACCGACATTAAAGTGATTGGCCTAACCCAGGGCGGTCATAATGTTTACGAGTGGACTTGGAACGAAAAAGGTAACGACATAGGCGAACACGGACGCGCTCGTGGCGTTATCGCTCAAGAGGTAGCGATGAAGCAGCCGGAGGCCGTTATTCGCGGAAATCATGGTTACCTAATGGTTGATTATTCAAGGATTCACTAATGAGCCTTCTTAATGCGTTGATTGAAATGGCTAAAAGACCTTCTCAGGCTAGCCTGCAGGCTCCGGCCCCAACGGGTATGCCAAGTGGCGTTAATCCGTTCCAGCAGTCGCAGATGCAGGCTCAATTTAATGCGGCTATGGCTGGGCTACCCCAATCTGGTTTTGGCCCAAATATGAGCATGGCGGCAAGTCCTATGGAGGCTCAGTCACCAGTCAATCCGATTCCCCAAGAGGGCATGATGGATATTTTGGCGAGAAACTTTCAGGGAGGCTCTGGATACGCTGGGCTTCAGCCGCTAAGTATGCCGCATATGCAAATGTCTACCCCTGGAATGGGGCGGCCTGCAGCCATCGCACCAACGCCTGTTGAGATGACAACCGGAGCGGGAATTATGGGGTCGCCTGCCCAAAATGATAATGGCGATATGTTGAAAAAATTAATGATGATGATGGGGGCCGGATAATGGGTTTGATTAATTTAATGGGGCCATCTGTCCAGGCAGATATGGGGATGCCGACAGACCTGTATCCACGACAAAAAGCGCCCATCGTTACCGGCAAACCTGTTTATCAAGCGCCAGAAAAAAAGGGCTTTTTTGAGAAGCTTGGCTCTGGGGCTATGGAGTATCTGGGGGATCCGACCAACCGCGCCAGGCTTGCTGCCGCGTTTAACACGATGAGGCTGAACCCTGACCCCAATATCGCTCGCATGGCTCAGTCGCAGATTGAGACTCAGCAAGCCTTGGATCTTTTGGGCAAGCAGGGAAATAGGACGGCTGATGCGTTAGAGGCTGCCGCAAAGAGCGAAGCCAATCCTACAAGGAAAGCACAGCTTATCGCTGCGGCTGAAACCGTAAGAAGCAATCCATCTCTTGCAAAAGAGGCGGCAAAGCTATTATTTCAAAGAGAAACTTTTGGCGTAACTCCGATTGAGGTTGTTGGGCCTGACGGCCAAAGAAGATTTATTCAGATTAGCTCGTCTGGCACGGCTCAAGATGTTGAATTACCAGAAGGATTCCGGCCTAAAAAAGACGTCGAAAGAGTAGATACTGGGACAGAAATAATTTTTGTGGACACAGAAACAAACCTGCCAATAATGAGCGTCCCTAAGCAAGTTGGAGAGGCGGCAGAGGCGCAAGCGG